ATTTGTGGTTATATATAAATATTAAGAGGCACAAAAAAAGGGAGTAAAAACTCCCTTTCTTATTAGTCGTTGACTAAGGAGCCGGTGTGACTCACATCAACCATACCATGCTTATCAAACTCATGTTGTAATCGTTTGTTATACTTCTTCATAACATTGATTATACGAGTTATATGTTGAGTATTTGAACCAGTCATTTCTCTGATAAGTATGTATAAAGCCTTCTTATTGAAGTTTTCTATATTTTCTTTGATACGAAAGATATGTAATACAGAATCAGCAACCCTTATATCTTTGTCTCTACGAAAGATGTTAGTTAGATTGGTATCCCAAAATCTCTGTAGTTCGTCTACGAATAAGGTAGCTTTTTGAGAAGATTCGGAATCTTGTGATTCACCCATAATGTTTCTTTTGTAATCCAAAACATCCATCTGTGAGTGTATCTTACCCATCTTATAGTTCTTATTGTTATGTAGGATAAGATAGTTCTTAGCTACGATACTAAAGTAGGAGAACGCCTTACCTTTACCTTCCTTAAACTTATGCATATTCATAACCATAAAAGAAACCACCTCATGCTTTACCTCTTCAGAAGATACATCAAAGTAGTAGAACTTAAATGTATGTATAATGTTCTCAGCTAACTTATCAAAGGCTTTAGCTATATGTTCATTATAGATAATATTCTT